GTAAGCGTCGTGTGAAGTATTTCTTCGCTGATCCCAATGTAATCATCTCACCACCAGAAAAAGAGATTACTCTTCCTTCCCAAGATGTTTGCTTCCAACTGGATAGCACTTCTTTGGAGAAACTGGTGAAAGCAGCAGCAGTGTATCAACTTCCCGATCTTTCTGCTATTGGTGAAGCAGGTGTTGTGAAACTGGTTGTCCGTGACAAGAAGAACGATACTTCTAATGAGTATGCCATTGTTGTTGGTGAGACCGACCAAGAGTTTACTTTTAACTTTAAGGTGGAAAACATTAAGATCATTCCTGGTGCCTATGATGTTGTAGTGTCCTCTAAACTCCTTTCCAAGTTTACGAATACCAAATACAACCTCACTTACTATATCGCTCTGGAACCTGATTCCACTTTTGGTTGATGAAACACATTCTCTTTACCTTAAAAGGTTGTAGTATGGTTCTTCTTGATGATGAATCCTACATTAGGGATGTGGTTTATCATGCCAGTGTCAAGTGTAAGTCTACTTTGCTAGCACTCAACTCACACAAGTTTGATCCTCAAGGTGTAACTTGTGTGGCAATGCTTGCTGAAAGTCATATCAGCATTCACACTTGGCCAGAGAATGGCATGGCGGTATGTGACGTTTTTACCTGTGGTGATCATACAGATCCCCAAGCAGGTGTAGAATATATGAAGATGGTATTACACGCCACCGATATTATTTCTAACGAATTCACCAGACCTTTGGAATGAACATCTTTGTAACTTCTCCTTGGCCCGCAGAGAGTGCCATTTGCCTCCCAGACAAACACATTGTTAAAATGCCCCTGGAATGCTGTCAAATGCTCTCCATTGTGGCATCCGAAAAATGGGGACATGGGTATGGTCCCTTGTACAAAGCAGATCATACTCCCTATAAAACTGAAAAGGGAGCGTTCCGCAATCATCCTTGTACCAAGTGGGCAATGGAAAGTATCCACAATGCCTATTGGTTAATCAAGCATGGATTGAACTTGTGTGATGAATACACTCTGCGGTATAATAAAGTCCACTCCTGCTACAAAACGCTTGTAGATGCTTTCTATTTGTTTCCAAGGGGAAAGATTACAGAAGTAACCCCATTCGCTCGTGCTATGCCTGAAGAATGGAAATTTGATGATGGCATTGATACATTTACTGCCTATAAGATGTATATCGCATCCAAACCTTGGGTGAAGGACAACTATCTTCGTATGCCACAACGTAAACCAGAATGGGTATGAAACTAATTGATAAAAAGGACTCTCGGTATTTTACTGAGACATCTAAAGAACCTTATCTCCGTCATCGTTATAAAGTCGTCAAAGCTGATGGTGACTTTATAATCTTTGATAACTGGGAAGATGCCCAGGTATTGTGGTGGAATATGCCCCCACCGTTTTTATCCCACATTGAGGTTCTTGATGAACTACCAGAAGGGTGATGTTTTCCTTGACAAAGATACATGGAAGTTGTATATTTTTGATGGGAATGAATGGTGGGAAATTGTTCCTGCCTCTGTATTGAAAAAACCTGATTGGATTTGATAATGAGTGATTTTATCTGGGTGGAACGATACCGCCCCAAGACAATTGAAGAATGTATTCTCCCCGATTCTGCAAAGCAGATGTTTAAGGACTTTCTAAATAAGGGCGAGATTCCTAATATGCTTCTCGCTGGTCCTCCTGGTATTGGTAAGACTACGGTTGCTAAGGCGCTCTGTAATGAACTTGGAGCAGATGTTTATGTCATCAACGGATCCGATGAAGGTCGATTCTTGGATACTGTCCGAAACAATGCGAAGAACTTCGCTTCGACCGTCTCACTTACATCGGATTCTAAGCACAAGGTCATCATCATTGATGAGGCAGATAACACATCCAACGACGTACAACTCCTCCTACGGGCGTTTATTGAGGAGTTTGCTGGCAACTGCAGATTCATCTTCACCTGCAATTACAAAAACAAAATCCTTGAGCCCCTCCATTCCCGATGTGCAGTCGTTGACTTCTCCATCAAAGGAAAGGAGCGACAGTCCATTGCAGCACAATTCTTCAAGCGTCTTCAAGAAATTTTGGTTGCAGAAGGTGTTGAATCTGATAACAAGGTCCTGGTAGAGCTTGTCAACAAGCACTTCCCTGATTGGCGTCGTGTCTTGAATGAGTGTCAGCGTTATTCCGTTAGTGGAAAGATTGACGCTGGTATTCTTGCTACTTTTTCTGATATTGCTGTAAATGACCTCATCAAAAACCTCAAAGAAAAGAACTTCCCCGAAGTTCGGAAGTGGGTGGTATCTAACATGGACAATGATACTACTGTACTTATGCGGCGTATTTACGATGCTTGTTATGTTTCCCTTGAAAACAATAGCGTTCCTGCTGCTGTGCTCGTGCTTGCTAAGTATCAGTATCAAGCTGCATTCGTAGCAGACCAAGAAATCAACATGCTTGCTTGTCTAACTGAACTTATGGTGGAGTGTAACTTCAAATGAAGACTGTTACTAAAGGCACTATTGAAGAATATGCAAATCTTTCTGGTAGAAATAATTCTTTTGATGATGATACTGAAATGGGAGTATTTTGTAGATTTTTGCAGAATGCTAGACCAGATTTGACAGTTGTTCCAAAACCATATGGTGAAAAGGGTGTGGATGTTGCATATAAAGATGGTGATGAATATACCTGTTTTTTTGACTTAGAAAGATGTGGTACATGGAAAGAGGATTGGCCATCTAACTGGAGGTGTTTGAGTTTTCTTGATAGAAAGTCTAGATACTTAAAATATCCTCAGTTTGGTATGGTTTGGTTTAGTAATGACCTTTCTCGTTTTGTTATTGCTTGGAAAAAAGACATCATTAAATATCCTGTTTCTAAAAGATATTTGCGTAATGGTGAAATTGACAAAGTAAAAAAAGTTGATTATTCTTGTGGAATTCTGTATGGATCTTCTTTTGGAAAAAAGGAAATTGAGATTTTTTCTAACCGTAAGGAAATAAAGTTATGAAAAACAAACAACATCAGGTAAAATCCAGAATGTATTATTACTTCTGGGGAGTTTGTACAGTTGCTGTAGTTGCTGGTCAACTTTATGTTGGCACTGGGTATCGTGTTATGGCAGAGAGTGTTAATTTACTTTCTCATACTCTTGTTGGAGAACTTGTAGGAGGGTCGAATGGGACTATTGATTATCGATAAAACTAAACTGGTTGACCCTAAAGTAAAGACTACACCAGAGTTGGTTGATGAAGCAAATGTGGCACTATTTCGTGCTAAAATGACTATACCTGCTGCTGCAAAATATTGTGGCATGACTGAGAAGGAAATGAAAATGACCTTCCATGAATATTTGAAGTATCATCCTAAAGATTATGAAGTCACTCAAGACGCCCCTTAGGTACCCAGGAGGTAAGTCCCGTGCTTGTACCAAGATGGACCAATACTTCCCCGACCTGAGGGAGTATGGTGAGTTTCGTGAGCCATTCCTTGGTGGTGGTAGTGTCGCTATTCATGTCACAAAAAAGTATCCAGATGTGAAAATCTGGGTCAATGATTTGTATGAGCCTCTTGTCAACTTCTGGCAGCAACTCCAGATGTTTGGTCGTGAGATGAGAGATGAATTGCTACAACTGAAATATCGTCATGTCGAACCAACCAGCGCCAAAAACTTATTCCTTGACGCCAAGAAATATCTTGCTCGACCTCTGGAAGACAGTGAAAATTTCCAGCGTGCTGTTTCCTTCTATATTGTTAACAAGTGCTCTTTCTCAGGTCTTACTGAGTCCAGCTCATTCTCCATCCAAGCAAGTGAATCAAACTTCTCCCTCAGAGGTATTGATAAACTGCCAAGTTATTCAGAAATAATCAAGAAATGGCGTATAACTAATTACTCCTATGATTACCTACTTGGTGCTGAAGGTAATGCTTTTGTATATCTTGATCCTCCTTATGACATTAAGGATAACCTCTATGGGCACAAGGGATCAATGCACAAAAGATTTGATCACGATAAGTTTGCTGCTGACTGCTCTGCTTGTAGTCTTGATCAGTTGATTAGTTACAACTCTGACCAGTTGGTTAAAGACCGTTTTAAGGACTGGAGTGCTACTGAGTTTGACCTTACTTATACAATGAGGTCAGTTGGTGAATATATGCGAGAGCAAAAGAAACGTAAGGAACTGCTACTTTTTAATTATGGAATTGAAGGACTGGTTAAACTCTATCAATCAGACGAAACAGAATCTAATTGACGAAGATCCTTCACTTGAGAAGGAATATCCCCCATACATTGTCAATCGTTGTTTTTCTGGACACCTAGATGCTGTGTTGTTTGCTAATGAGCTCAACAGGTATCATTTCCTCCCCAAAAAACTACAATATGATTTTCTTCTAAATAGTCTGAGGAAAAAGAAGAGATTTTCTCCCTGGCTCCGACAAGATAAAATCAAAGACCTTGATTATGTCAAACGTTATTATGGTTATAGTAATGAAAAGGCAAAACAAGCTTTGAGGATTCTTACAGAAGAACAACTTAATTTTATAAAATCGAAATTTGACACTGGAGGAAAAAAATGAGTGTGGTTCAAGAACCCGAAGTGAAGTGGTCGCCTGAGCAAATGGTTGAAGTGGTTCTCCGCGAACCCGATGACTTTTTGAAAGTGCGTGAAACTCTGACCCGTATCGGAGTCGCTTCAAGAAAAGAAAAGAAGATTTACCAGTCTTGCCATATTCTTCACAAGCAAGGAAGGTATTATCTGGTCCACTTTAAGGAATTGTTTGCCCTTGACGGTAAGCACGCAAACCTTACTGTGAATGATGTCCAACGACGCAATCGTATCGCCCAACTACTTGCTGACTGGGGATTGATCGAGATTGTTGATGTTACCAAGATTCAGGATATCGCTCCACTGAATCAAATCAAGGTCCTTGCTTATAAGGACAAGGGTGAATGGATTCTGGAAACCAAGTATAATATTGGTTCTAAGAAGAAGCGTGTAGAAGAAACCGAATGATGAGGAGCGGGATTCATCACCCGCTTTTTTTATGCTTCTTGTATAATTAGTAGTGGATGCCGAAAGGGTCCACACAACACAAACTCGCTTTTACAAGGAGCTACAATAATGACTAACCTTACAAGGTATAGTGCTGCTGATTTGTCTGCTTTGATGGACAAAATCAATAAGTACAGTATTGGAATGGACGGTTACTTTGACCGTTTCTTTAATCTTCACGAAACTACAACAAACTATCCACCTTATAACTTGGTGCAAATAAATAATGTGGAATCTCACTTGGAAATTGCACTAGCGGGGTTTAAGAAAGGAGAGGTTTATGTTTACACGGAGTATGGAAAACTTTTTGTCGAAGGACAAAAAGCAGACACCGAGACAGAGAGGACGTTTATCCACAAGGGACTGGCTAGCAGAAGTTTTCAACGAGCGTGGACTCTATCCGACGA